GGGGAATAAACAAATGTTTATGTCAGAAAACCTTCAAGAAAAATGGAAGCCTGTATTGGAGCATCCTGATCTTCCAAAGATCGAAGATAGCTACAAAAGAGCAGTTACTTCTGTAATTCTTGAAAACCAAGAACGCGCAATTAGCGAAGAAAGAGGTGCTTTACAAGAAGCATTTGGTGACGGTCAAGGTACTGTTGCTGGTGATCCAGGTGGATTCTCAGCGACTGCTGCAAACTGGGATCCAATTCTTATCTCTTTAGTTCGTAGAGCAATGCCTAACTTGGTAGCATATGATATTTGTGGTGTACAACCTATGACTGGTCCTACAGGTCTTATCTTCGCTATGAAGGCAAGATATGTAGATGACAGTTCAGCCGTCGCTAGAACAGAAGCTCTGTTCAACGAAGCTGATACTGACTACTCTGGTTCAGGTACACATGCCGGAACTGATCCTTTTGAATCAGGTTCTGCAAACACTGCAATTCAATCAGCATATACTACTGGTGCAGGTGATACTACAGCTACTGCTGAGAAAGATTCTTCTATCGCAGAAATGTCGTTCACAATCGAAAAAGCTACAGTTACCGCGAAAAGCAGAGCGCTTAAAGCCGAGTACACTATAGAACTTGCGCAAGACCTTAAAGCGATTCATGGCCTTGATGCTGAAACAGAACTAGCAAACATTCTTTCTGGTGAAATCCTAGCGGAAATCAACAGAGAAGTAGTTAGAACTGTAAACAGTCAAGCTAAAATCGAAGGTGTTGCTTCAGAAAGTAACTTAACTGGTACTTCTGTAAACGGCCAATTTAACTTAGATGTTGATTCATCTGGTAGATGGTCAGTTGAAAAATTCAAAGGTCTTATGTACCACATTGAAAGAAATGCTAATGTTATAGCACGACAAACACGAAGAGGTAAAGGTAACTTTATCCTATGTTCTAGTGATGTAGCGTCTGCACTTGCAATGGCTGGTGTATTAGACTATGCTCCAGCATTGTCAACTAATTTAAATGTTGATGACACTGGAAACACTTTTGCTGGTGTCCTTAATGGATCCATGAAAGTGTATATCGACCCATATTACGCAAGTGCGTCCACAAGACCTACTGGTGTAACTGCAGGTGAAGGTTATGTAACAGTTGGATATAGAGGATCAAATCCGTTTGATGCTGGACTATTCTATTGCCCATATGTACCTTTACAAATGGTTCGAGCAGTTGGTGAAAACACTTTCCAACCGAAAGTGGCTTTCAAAACTAGATATGGTATGGTTAGTAACCCTTATGTTGGATCAACTCCAGCTAACGGTCTTGCTACTGCAAGCACTAACTCTTACTACAGAAGTTTCGAAGTACTTAACCTACTGTAAACACTAAATTATTAGATTAATTTCAAAGAGCCCGCAAGGGCTCTTTTTTTATGTTATAAATAATAGTATGGCATACAGTAAAGAAGTAGTAGAAAGATTTGAAAATGTTCTCAAAAATCCAGAAAAACATAGCGTGGGACGATTTGACCCTACTGACCCTAATGTGGTGTCAGGGATGGTAGGTGCACCTTCGTGTGGAGATGTAATGAAATTAGACATGAAATTAGACATTGATGGTCTAATAGAAGATGTTAAATTTAAAACTTATGGGTGTGGATCAGCAATAGCTAGTTCTAGTTTGTTTGTTGATATGTTAAAAGGAAAAACAGTAGAAGAAGCAAGATTGATTAGAGATAAAGATATCGCAGAAATTTTAGATTTACCACCTATTAAATTACATTGTTCAGTTTTAGCCGAAGAAGCAATAACTAAAGCAATTCAAGATTGGGACGAAAAGGAATCTCATAGAAAACATAACCAATAAATAGTATTATGATTAACGAAAGAAACATGGAAGTATATGTAGAATCAAAAATACCTTTAGAAGAACATAAGTATAAAGGTTGGTTTTATTATTATCCAACAAAGAAATTTTATAGATACAATGATATACCTTATCATATAAAGGAAAAAGATGGCAACAGCTAATTGGCAATCAGATCAACCAACAAATTTAAATTATCTATCTCCGGTTAATTTTGATTTAGTTATATCTAAATTACCAAATACAAGATATTTTTGTACAGGTGTAAATATACCTTCAGTCAATTTTAGTGAAGCTACAATGGATACAAAATTAGCAATTCAATCAGCATTGCCTGGTGATAAAATAACTTTTGATCCTTTAACAGTAAAATTTGTTGTAGATGAAGATATGAATAATTATCAAGAGATTTTTAATTGGATAATGAGATTAGGACCAGGAATTGATCCAGCAGATTTCAGAACATTAACTGGTCAAGTTGGAACAGGTATAACATTAACAGAAAAAGGTGATAATCTAGAAATGTATTCTGATGCAACTCTTATGATTAATACATCATCTAATAATTCAAATATAGAGATTAGTTTTGTTGACTGTTTTCCTACATCTTTAGGTGCTATAGACTTTACAACTGATGCACAAGATGTAACATATGCACAATGTGATTTAACACTAAGATACACTTATTACACGATAAAAGCCAGTAGTTAATTGACTTTTCAGGGAAACCTGTTATAATATATAATATGAATATAAAATTGTCTGACATACAAGAAATGTGGAAAAAGGACTGTCAAATTGATGATATCGAACTTGACAGGTCATCTTTAGAAGTTCCAAAACTACACGCAAAATATAGTGAAATTCTCGCTAATCAAAAACTCATTCAAATACGATACGAAAATCAACTCAAAGACTTACAAAAAGATAAATGGCTTTGGTACACAGGTAAGTTAAGTCAAGAAGAAATACAAGAAAAGAATTGGGATTATGACCCATTCAATGGCCTTACAATACTTAAATCAGATTACGATAAGTTTTTTGGTGCCGATAGGGATATACAGAAAGCAATTGAAAAAATGGAATATTGTAAAGTAGTTGTAGAATACTTGCAAGACATAGTATCACAACTAACTTGGCGACATCAAACAATAAAGAATATTATAGAATGGCGAAGGTTTATGGCAGGCTCGTAGTAGATAAACTAGACGAAGTTTATTTATCAGTTTCAACAGAAGATTCAATACGAAAGGAATTATCAGAATTTTTTAAATTCAAAGTTCCTGGTGCCGAATTCATTCCTGCAGTTCGAAAAAGATTCTGGGACGGTTATATCAGATTGTTCAATCTCCAAAAAAATCAAATTTACATGGGACTATACCCATATCTAAAAGAATTTTGTGAAGATAGAGATTATGAATTAGATGGTTGGGAGCCTGAAACAGACATATTTACAATAGAAAAATATGAAGAAATAGTTCAAGATATTCCTTTAACACTTAGAGATTATCAAAAAGAAGCAGTAGCATACGCAGCTCATAATAGAAAGTGTATATTAGTATCTCCTACAGCTTCAGGTAAATCTTTAATGATTTATAGTCTTATACGATATAACTTTCTTAAAAAGAACGGAAAAGCTCTTATTATTGTTCCTACAACATCATTAGTAGAACAAATGACTAAAGATTTTCAAGACTATGGATTTAAAGGTGAAATCAAAAAATTATATGGTGGTAATAAAGATTATAAAAACGCACCAATTGTTATAACGACATGGCAAACAATGAGTAGAATGCCAAAAACTTTTGGTAATGAATTTGGAATGGTAGTTGGTGATGAAGCTCATTTATTTCAAGCTAAATCTCTTACAAAAATTATGGAATCATTAACAAATGTTAAATACAAAATCGGAACTACAGGTACATTACAAGATACACAAACACATAAACTTCAATTAGAAGGTATGTTTGGACCTGCTTATTTTGTTACAACATCAAAAGACTTAATGGAAGAAGGTACATTAGCTAACTTAGATATTAAATGTTTAGTGTTATCTTATGAAGAATCAGAAAGAAAACTAGTTAGTAAAATGACATATCAAGAAGAAATGGATTGGATAGTCAGAAATGAAAAAAGAAATGGTTTCATAAGAAACCTTGTTAATGGATTGAAAGGTAATTCATTAGTATTGTTTCAATATGTAGAGAAACATGGTCGACCACTACATCTCTTATTATCAGAATTGATGGCTAACGATACATCAAATAGAAAATGTTTCTTTGTCTTTGGTGGAACTGATGCTTTAGATAGAGAAAAAGTTAGAGAAATTGTAGAAAAAGAAAACGACGCCGTGATAGTAGCGAGCTTTGGAACATTCTCAACAGGAATAAATATAAAAAGATTACATAACATTGTATTCGCTTCTCCTAGTAAAAGTAGAATACGAAACTTACAATCAATAGGTAGAGGTCTTAGAAAGACTGATGATAAAGATAATGTAGTGTTGTATGATATAGCTGACGATTTATCTTGGAAAAAAAATACAAATTATACCCTTAATCACTTTTCTGAAAGAATAAATATATACAGTAGAGAAAATTTCAATTACGAAATTCATTCAGTAAGGATTCCTAAATGCCATACATAGACGAGAACACACAATATCAATTCGTAAAATTTAAAGATGGAAAAGAGGTGTTTGCAATGGTTAGAGAAACAAACGGTGATTTAGAACTTCATTTTCCAATGAACATTCAATTAGCTCCTGCAATGACAGGAGGAGTATTAGTACATCTAGGTCCATATATCCCTTTTACAACAGAAGATAGTATTACTATAGATAAAGCTTCTGTACTTTTTAAAACAAGTATTAGTAAAAAGTTTATAGATTTTTATGATGAAGCCTGTACAGCTTGGCTAAATATAAGAGATAATGATAAGATAGATGTAAAATCAAGTAGACAAGTATTTGAAGAATCTCAGCAATTGATGGAACAGTTTATGAAAAGAAGATTTGAACAAGGAGAAGTCAATTTTAGAGATCCATTAGATGAAGTATTAGATGAAATGGAAGAACAAAAGTATTTAGAAACTGGAAAAGATGAGGGTCCTGGACCTGATGATACTGTACATTAGTATATATTCATTCCTTTCCCGATACTACATATCTATTTTAACATTAGAATCCTATATGGTCAAGGAAAATCAGCAAAAAAGATGATAAATTTAACAAAAACCGCAGTAAAGAAATTACAAGAGTTTGTAACTCCAGAAGAAGTAATTCGTATAGGTGTTCAAGGTGGTGGTTGTGCTGGGTTTCAATATAAGTTCGGTTTAGTACCAATTGCAGATACTTTTCCAGATGATACAGTTATTGAAGAAGAAGGTGTAAAGGTTCATGTTGACGCAATCAGTTTAGAGTATCTTAAAAATTGTGTGATTGATTATGAAGAATCTACATTCGCATCAACTTTTAAGATAAGAAACCCTGATGTTAAGACAACTTGTGGTTGTGGAGAGAGTTGGAGTTAATTATCGCTTGACCTCCCAGCGATTTATAGTATAATAGATATATGGTTAGACAAAAGAGGCAAACAAAAGGTTCAGTCCATTATGTGAATAACAAAGAATTTACTGCTGCTGTGATTGCACACAATGAAGCGTGTAAAGAGGCAGAGAAGAATGGAGTACCAAAACCAAGAATTACAGAATACATTGGAGAATGTATCTATAAGATAGCCACAAGATTATCAACGAAACCCAATTTTATAAACTATTCATATCGTGATGAAATGATATGTGATGGAATTGAAAATTGTTTACAGTATATTGAAAACTTTAATTCAGAAAAATCAATGAATGCATTTGCATATGTAACCCAGATTATATACTTTGCATTTTTGAGAAGAATACATAAAGAGAAAAAACAGGCAGCAATTAAACAAAAGAGTATCGAACAAGCAGGATTTTTATTTGACACTTTTGATACGATAGATGGTGATACTACAGGTATGAGTAATCAGTATGTTGATTTTTTACAAGAGAATATGAATCCAATTAACTATACACCTAGGGGTTCTAAGAAACCTAAAAAGTAATTGTTATAAATAAATTGGTGTGTTACATGGGTAATACACTTAATTATTATAGAGATATGAAACAAACATTATTAGACCAAAGAAAAAAGAGAATTGGACCAAATGATTTTAAGAGAAGTAGAAGAGCAAAGAGAGATACAGATAGAGTGTCTTTACTTCTTTTAGGTGCAGCTATACTTTTTGTACTTAGTTCTACAATATCTGCAGATGAAAGTATTCCATCACCCGATTTTGTTGATGTATTAGATATTGAACCAAGAACAAGTCCTAGAGCAGAATCTTGGAAAAGAGAATGTATAAGATATTTTACATTTAAAACTCCAAGAATAGTTGTTTATAAAGATATGGATCCACCTGTATGGTGTGCAGTAGAATCAAAAAAAATTCTACGCGGTGAAATTCCTTTTGATTATAAAAAAGATACTCAATAGAGATAAATATATATTATGAAAATAGCGTTGTTAAACGACACGCATTGTGGTGTTAGAAATAACAACCAAATGTTCGCAGAGTACCAAGGAAGATTTTATTCACAAATCTTTTTTCCCTACATAGACAAACACAATATCAAGACAATAATACATCTTGGCGATTATTTTGATCGCAGGAGAGATGTAAACTTCTATTCGCTTCATAAAAACTATGAGCATTTTGTCAAGCCTATGATTGATAGAAACTTAACAATGGATTTAATTGTAGGAAATCATGATATCTATTTTAAATCAACAAACGAATTAAACAGTCCAGATTATTTACTTGATTTTGAGAATATCAATGTATATAAAGATCCAATAGTCAAAAATTATGATGGTTTAGATATTTGTTTAGTCCCATGGATTAATTCAGAGAATTATGATGATGTTGAAGAATTTTTAGGGATATGTAAAGCAGATATAGCTATGATACATGGTGAGATAAATGGGGCGATGCAACAACCTGGTCATTTTCAGGGTGGTGGAACTTCTCCTATTATGTTTAAGAGATTTGAACAAGTTTATTCAGGTCATTATCATCATAAATCAGAATTAGGTAATATCAGATTTTTAGGATCACAAATGGAATTTACATGGAAT